CTTTGGACAAACCGAAATACTATAATGAGCAACAATAAACAAAGTAGCGTGAGAATACTATCTAATAAAATACAAAATCTTGAATGGGTATTTCAGTTTAATGATGATGACCCAATACATTTTGCAGAACCATCTTTATTTGGATATTCTAACGAATTAAGTTTTACAATTGGAAACACTACTGATTCAATTATTACATTTGACGATGGTAAGGGAAATAGTTTTAAGTTATTTGCAAGAGAAAAAAAATCATACAACAATGAGCAACAATAAACAATAATGGACGTTCAATTATTTTCACCACATAAAGGACAAAAACAAATCATTGACGGATTTGCTGATTCTATACATAAATTTGGTATCGTAGCAACTGGTAGACAGTTTGGAAAATCATTATTAGCTCAAAATATGATGCTATACTGGTTGCTACAGACTCCAAATCAAAAGGGTAGTTGGATAGCACCAGTTTATAACCAATGTAAGAAAATATTTGATGAATTAACTAATGCGGCACATTCAATCATTACTAAACAAAATAAAGCAGACCTTACAATCACATTTATTAACGGATCTACTTTACAATTTTTATCCACTGATAATTATAATACTATACGCGGTTTTAGTTTTAATTATGTAGTAATAGACGAGGCAGCATTCGTTAAACAAGATGCAATTGAACAAGCAGTAATGCCTACGTTAACTGCAATTGGTAAGAAATGCTTAATCATATCTACACCTAAATCTAAGAACTGGTTCTATGAGTATTTTGTACGTGGTAACACGCCTAATAACGTCTATATAGCATTTAAAGGCATCAGTCGTGATAATCCATACGTTAGTAAAGAATTCCTTATAGAACAACATAAATCACTACCACGTGACATTTACTATCAAGAGTATTTAGCTGAATTTACTGATGCAGGTAATGATGTATTTACAAACTTGGATTTAGTATGTATGATTGATGAATGGGGAATACCAAACCGAACTGAACGCTATTATATTGGAGTTGACACTGGAATCACAAATGATTTTACAGTTTGCGCTATCCAAAGCGAATCCGGTAGAATCGAAAAAATTATTAGAACTAACGGACGCACATTTGAGGAAATTGGAAAGGATATCATATTTGAGTGTCGTAAGTGGAATGTCGTGGGAGGATTTTGCGAAACAAATGGGATTGGATTAGCAATGTATGAATTGTTAAGACCTAACATTCGTAAACTACAATCATTTACTACTACTCAAGATAGTAAAACTGAAGGTGTACGTAAACTAATCTATGATATTCAGGAAGGTAAAGTTGAATTACCCAGCAAACAATTAATGCCTGAATGTTTTAATGAAATGTCAGCGTATACATTTAAGTATGCTGCTAATGGTAATATATCATTTATACATCCTAATGGAATGCATGATGATATAGTTGATGCTATTATGTTAGCTAATTTAGCACGTAATAAACAGGCATTCACTAAATCAAAACTTTATATAGGAAACGCAAATAAACAACAACAATATAATTAATATGGGATTCGAATTTAAATCAGACCAACCAGAACAGAAATTGGTTGACAGTAAACTTACATTATCAGTTAATGAATTAACACCTAAAATAGTAGAAGAAAACTTAACACAAGACATCTTTGCTGAAGGTGAGGAAGAAAAATTAGCAATTCAATTTATTGAGGAAAACGCATTATATACTAAATTTATGTTGTGGTGTGGTATTCAAGAACAATTAAGAAATCTTAAGGATAGCTTGGCGACTCCAACAGAGTAACGTATATTTATTGTCGATGGTTGGGTTTTTAGTTTTGCCATTACTTTTGTACCCAACGATTTTTGTTTCTTAATATGGTGTGTAATGGGGGGTCTTAGCAGTATTTGCTCTTCTTTCATAAATTTATACCCCCCACACTATATTTATCAATGTAACGCTTTTGAGAAAACAACACTACAGACAACCATTCCTTGGATAGTCTCCTTGGACCGACCCTCCCCTAAAAAGGAGGGTTTCTTATGTTTGGGGTTATTTAATATTATTAGTTTTAACATTAATTAGTTGTCAGAAAGAACAACCCATTACACCAACACCACGTGCTAAAACAAAATTACCTGTAGAAACAACTTGGGGGTATTTTATTCCTAATGATGCTAAAAAAGATACAACTATTTGGATTGATAGTTTTCAAGTACATACTTGGGAAGATTTATATCATAATGGAGTTAAATGGCATGAGGAGTTTATAAAAATTGAACATATGTGGATTGATACTCTTTATGTTATTAAAACAGAAGCATATACAGGTGCTGATAATCATAGAGAAGATGTTTTTGTTATTAAGTCAACTAAAGGATTAGATTTAAAATATTATCAGAATGAACAATTTAATAAAAATCAAAACATACATCATTTTGATACTTTAAATCAGTATTTGGTTTTAGAATATATACAATATTCTGATCCTACATTTAAAAGAATTGATTATCACGTTTATAAAAAATAAAAAAAGTTATGTATAAAACACAATTAGTTACGACCAAAGGAGAAGTTATTAGAACATTTATCTCCAAATCACGACCAGCATCTCAAACAACATCAACAATGGGAGGCGTAGAAATTCATTACACTGACAGTGAAACAAGTTTTACTATCATTGGTAACTTTAATGTTATTGTAGAAAAAGTAGAAGAAATAGAACAATATAAGGCATAAAGTAACAGTCTAATTTAATAACGCAATTGAACCCCGAAAGGGGTTCTTTTGTTTAATTTTACTTTCAAAAACGTTCATCACACATATTTATAACAGATGCAAATTACAACAAATATACCAGATTATTTTACTGTCAAGCATTATAAGCAGTTTAGTGTTCTAAAATCATTAGATGAGATGGAACAAAGACTTCACGTTATAACAACATTAACTGGCGAATCAATGGAAACCGTTAGACAATGGCCTATTCCGTTTATTATACAATTATATGCGCGTTTAAACGAGCTTATAATTAATGTTGAACCTGAATTTTATCCTGTTATTGAATGGGAAGGTAAACAATATGGTTATAGACCAATGCATAAAATGAATTTAGATGAGTATGTTGATGTTGATATGTTGATTAAAGATACTGATAGAAACATTAATGATATTTTAGCTATCTTATATCGTCCAATTACTAAAAATAAATTAAATTCAAGTAAATGGATTACTAAACAAACATTTAAAGTACTTCAGGGACAAGTAGAAAATGGATTTGATTATTATGATATAGAAAAATATGATCATACTAAACGAGTTGAAATAGCATCACAGTATGATAATTTTCCAGCATCAGTAGCGTTAGGTGCTTTGGGTTTTTTTTTAGGCAGCAATCACTTATTATCAAAAAATACGGAGTCCTCTTCCCTACAATGGGAGTTAATGATGAACGAAGTGACGAAGAAAAACTCCAAGATTCAAAGAGCATTAGCGCGCATTACGGTTGGTTATATATCCTCAATGAACTTGCTAAGAGTTCCGTCTTACACATCACTGGAGATAAATGCGTAACAGATTTAAATACAATATTTGCATTTGATTATTTATCAATGTTAACTGAAATACAATTAGAAAAAAATGAACAACTTAGACAACAACAACAACGAGTTAACTAATTTCCAAGAAGAAATAGTTAGCAAAGTTAATAGAAAAGCATTTGGAGCCACTGAACCTGGATTAACAGAATTAGAGGCATCTATTGCAATGCGTAGAAATGAATTAAATTTTCCTGCATTACAAGCAATGTTCGGATTAACCGAAACTGAATTACAAACAATTTTAGATAAACTTCCTCCAACTGAGGATTGCAACTGTTAATTATGAGCGATTTTCCTACCTACCAATATATTGTAGAACAGTTTAGAACTGCCTGTGCCGAACATTTAGCAATTAATGAATTTGGTGAAGGTAGTATTGACCGTTTAGACAGTTTAAATCAAAATGTAAAATACCCATTAGCATTCTTAAGACCAATTCAATCAAATGGTTTAACATTAAATGCAAATGGAGTATCAGGTGCCAGAACACTTAATTTTGAATTTTATATGATGGATGTACCTCAGTTAACTGATACTGATGTATTGCAATTACAGTCTAACTGTGAAATTTATTTATATGATATTATTGCCTATTTTAACTTAGGACAATATCAACAATTAGAATTTATTACATTAAACAGTATTAGCCCATTATATGAGGCATTTAATGATCGTGTTTGTGGTTGGGTAGCTAACATTACCGTTAATACACAAGCAACACTTGATTTCTGTAACTTTCCTAAATTACCATAATGGCGCAAACACCTTTAAATCAAGCAATACAGCAAGTTGGTAATCAGATCGTAGATCAGATGAAAGCTAACTTACAACGTAATAATAATGATAACACTGGAATGTTAGCTAATTCAATTGAAGCAACAGTTCAGGGTGATAGATTAGTAATTAGTATGCTTGATTATGGTAAATGGGTTAATGATGGACACGAACGTGGTCCTGGTAGAGTACCTCCAATTAAAGCAATTAGATTCTGGATTGCTAAAAATGGTATTACACCTCGAGGTGGTATTACAGCAAAACAATTACCTTATGTTATTCAACGTTCTATAGGTAAACGAGGCCAAACAAGAAGACAAGCATTTCCATTTATTGAACCTGCTATCACTACAGTATTAAGTAAAGATTTAACAGGTATATTTGGTAAAGCAATAGACACAATAGCAAAACAAATTTTAAAATAAAATGAGTATTACAATTCAACAATACGCAGGACAACTTAATTTAGCAAACAGTGATATGTTATGGGAAGTTACATCTAACTCCTCATCAGCAGCTCAATACCAATATGTTTGTGCTTTAAAAGATGGCTGTGGAACAACATTAACAACAATAAAACAACAACCTAATCCAAGCTATAAAGGTGTATTTAACTTAGGACGTATTGTAAGACAATACTTAGACTATGATACAGATAATTTTAGTATGGGTGCTGATGGTTTATTTTATAAAAATACTAACGCCGCTAAATACTTTAAAGTAGCATTTGGTGAAGAATATGGAGTATCACCTTCTTCATCTGTAACATCATATACTGGTGTAGGTTCAACTACTGGTTCTGCTTCTGTTACTGGTTCAATTCCTTATTATTATTTAATTAATGGAGTTATTGATCCTAATAGTGGTGCTTGGAATTGGAATACAAGTTCATTTTATGATCCTCAAACTACACCATCATCAGCTACATTCACTAAAAATGTTGCTTTAACAGACGCGAGTAGAACACAGTCAGCAAGACCGACAGATTACCTTACTATAGCGTCTATAAACGGAGCACTTAATGGAAGCACATCAAGCGCACAAGACATTTATGCCCTTGATTTAAACGTTTATTATACGGGTGCTTTAGCATATACTCAATCATTGTTTAACACAAGTGTTAATACAGCCTCTTATTATGGAGGACCAAGAACATCAACTGCTCAATTATGGTCAGCTGTTGCAACAGTACAAACTTGTTCTATAAATTCAGGTTCACAATCATCAGGTTCATTCTTATTGTATGCTGGTATTGGACCTCAAAATATTACTAATAATGGTAACTTTGATTTCAGTACTCAAAATTGGGATTATTACACTATTACTTTAAGACCACAACAAGCAGCTAACACAGTTAATACAAATGCAAGTTGGGATAAATTTACTATTAATAAACAAGATCCTAATTGTGGATATGAGGGAGTAAGATTTGCTTGGATTAATGATTATGGAGTTTGGGATTGGTTTAATTTCACTTTACAATCAGATAAAAATACTAATTTAGATAAAGGTATATACAAGCAAACATTTGTTGATTATAGTACAACAACTAACGCAGTTGACTACAATATACGCAGACGAGGAAATAATGCGTATTATACGAATATAAACGAGAATTTTACGGCTAATAGTGACTGGTTGACACAAGCAGAAGCTGATTGGTTAGAACCATTGTTTTATTCACCAAACGTGTATATACAAGATGGATTTAATATGGTACCTGTTATTATTACTGATTCACAGTTTACAAGTAAACGAAATCCTCGTACACAAAAGAATTTCCAATATACAATTAATTATACATTAGCTAACAATAAGAGAAGCAGATAATGGCCACACAGTATCAAGTAATATTAAGAGCTATAAATGATGATCAAGAGAAATTTGATCTTGAATTAACAAATGATCCTCAATTTTTATTAGACATCTCAGCTATTCAGTCTGATGATATAGGAAAAATTTATGGGATATCGTCTCAGGAATTTGCTTTGCCTGGTACTGATATTAATAACCAATTCTTTAATAACTTATTTGATTTAGGTACTACTCCAGCAATTGGATTAACACATACAGTACCTTGTCAAGTATTAGTTGATGGTCAAGCTGTATATACAGGCAAATTATACTTAAACAACATTATTACAGATCAATACAATGATGTAATTTACAATTGTGCTGTAGTAAATGAAACAGTTGATTTTAGAACTCAAATTGACACTCGTGCATTAGCTGATTTAAACTGGAGTGCTTATAATCATACTTCAAGTTGGACTGCTATTTCACAATCGTGGAATGATCAATTACTTAATGGAGATATTTTATACCCATTAGTTCATTATGGTAAAGATCCTAACTATACATCTTCAGCAAATATTGAATTTGGAGGAGGTGATTTTCAAATTGATAATATTAATTATCCTTTAAGACCACAAGATTTAAAACCAGCCATTAGAGCTAAAGCTGTAATGGATACTATTTTTGATACTGTTAATTATAAGTATACTTCATCGTTTTTAAATAGTGCTTATTTTCAAAGTGTTTATCTATTAACCACAGCTAATGAATTTAAAGGACCTGCTATTAACAACTATGTTTCGCAGTCAGTATACGCTTATAGAACGGGTACAACACAAAGTATTGTTATGGATGGTACTTACTATCCTGTAGAATACAATGCTGAAGTTTATGATAATGGAGGTAATTATGATACTGGTCTTTATAAGTATATTGCTGATGTTAGAGGTGCTTATACTATAAATGCTGCTATTCCTTTTGTAATTAATAATTATGGAGGACCTGATCCTACAAGAACAATAGGAATTAGAGTACTAAAAAATGGTACTACAGCATTACAAACTTATGTTAGAAGAATACCTGGCATCAGTTCAGGTAATATAAATTTAGGACCATTTCAGGTAACATTAAATCAAACTGATTTTATTCAAGTTGAGGTATTCGGTGATGGATTCTCAGCTGCTGAAACTATTGGAGTTCAAACAGGAACTAATACTTGGTTAAAAGTACTTGGTCCTCCTTCTACTGAATTAGGAATTGTAGATATGGGTTTACAATTTCCTGAGGATATAAAAATACTTGACTTTATTCAAAGTTTAGTTTTAAAATATAATTTAGTAATTGAACCTGTTAAAGGTGAAAGAAACTTATTACGTATTGAACCATTTAATACTTGGGTTGATCAAGGTGTTATTGTTGATTGGACTAATAAAGTAGATATAACACATATGGTGAATACAATTACTATTCAGATTCTGATTTAACTGAAGGTACTAAAACAATTAAAACTATATTTGCAGCTACTCCTGTTAAGGGTATTCAAAATGGTTATACAACTGTTATTCCTCAAATTTATAAGAAAGAAGAAAACAAATATGGTCAACCATATAAATTCAAACCACGTTTATTACATAAACAATCTTTAAAAACAGTACCTGCAACTGAAGCTTATGGTGTGTCAGGTTCTGTTAGAGGATATTATTATGTTAAAGATGATAGTGGAAATACTATACCTGTTAATTACTATAGAACATTAGGAGGTTTATCTGAATCGCCTGCAAGTTTCTCTTCATCATTTGATATACATTTTAATAACTTAGATTTCTATCCTTATCAGCAAAACTATGTTAATGGAAGAACAAGTAATGATGCTTATTCAACATATTGGGCTTATTATATAAACGAATTATATGATGTAGATACTCGTTTAGTAACAATGAATGTTGTTTTAAATCCAACTGAAATTGAACGTATACAATTAAACGATAAGATCTTTATTGATGGGCATTACTATAGAATTAATAAAATACAAGGTGCTAACTTAATTGATAAACAATCAACACAAGTTGAATTGTTAAAGACATTACCTCGTAAATTACAATTTCCACGTAGAAGAATTTATCTTGATCCTCAAACATACGAGGATGTAATTCAAAATGATTATAATGAAAATGGTACAACATCGTACTCATATTTTGTAAGTAATCAACCGGTTACTTCATCAGAACTTTTATTTCAAGCAGGTACACGTGATGCTAATGAGGTTTATGGTACCGATGTTATTTGGGATCAAACAAAACCATTTATTTACAATCCTAATATTTTAATTATTGGTAATGCTGATTATGATGAAACAGCTAATAATGTAATATCAGTTGGTAATAATGGAGCTATACCTCAAGATACTCAAAACACAGCTATATTCTTTCCTACAGTTATATTAGATACTTATAATACAGGTACTGTATATATGGGTAATTCAATTACTCAGAATAGTGCTCAGTATACTGGTTCTGTAGATATTACAGGTAGTTTATGTGTGAATGGAGATTGTTGGCCATTTGGAGGAACAACAGGTAGTGTAGCTACAACAGCATCATTTATTTCAGTTTATGATACTACAGACCAAACAATAGATGGTGCTTTAACAGCATCAGTAATGACATTCGACACTGTTGATTTTAATAGAGGAATAACATTAGTATCAAGTTCACGATTTACTATTTCAGAACCAGGTGCTTATAACTTAGCATTTAGTGCTCAGCTTAATATAAGTTCTGGAGGAGGAGAAACGTGTTGGATTTGGTTAAGAAAAAATGGTACTGATGTAGCTAATTCAAATACTTCAGTTCACCTTCCTGGAGGAGCTAATGAACGATTTGTTGCTGCTTGGAATTTCTTTGTAAGTGGTTCTGCTGGTGATTATTGGGAGTTAGCTTGGACCGCTACTAATAATAATCTTTATATAGATTATGTTGCAGGAGTTCCAGGAGTTTATCCAGCTATTCCTTCAATTATAGCAACTTTTAATTCAATGTATTAATAATAAAATATTTAGCAATATGGCTACATTTAGCATAGACGTCGCAGTCAATAGTAAATCAGTAAATGAACTGGAACAGGACTTACAATCCTTAGAAGCTCAATTTAAGACACTTAAAATTGGTGATCCAGGATTTAATGAGTTAGGTAATAAAATTAAGGGAGTAAAATCTCAATTAAAAGATGTTGAACTACAATTTGAAGGTTTAGATAAAGAACAACGCGCAACAGCGTTAGTTGATACTTTCAATGGTTTAACAGGTGCGGTAGGTGCAGTTAGTTCTGCATTTATTGCCTTTGGAGCTGAATCTAAAGCAATCGAGGATGCTGAAAAGAAATTATTAGGTGTAATTGGTGTTGTTTCAGGAATAAGGGATGTATCTAACTCATTAGTATCAGCTAATAAATTATTAGGTTCTTCATTTAAAGCCGCATTTACTACAGCCACAGGAGTAATTAACGTTACACGTGTTGCTTTAGCTGGATTAGGTATTGGTGCTATTATATTAGCTGTGACAGCATTAGCAGATGCATTTGATATATTTGGTACTAAAGCCGCTGAAGCAAATGTAAAAACAGAAGA